CAATCCACCAGCGAGCGGCGGGCAGTATATGGCGGCACACTCGGGCGCGGGGATCGGAGCGGTGCATATCGAGACGACTACTAATGTGTGGTACTGGGTCACGGGCCGGAAGGTTCGGAATGGGACCTGCAGTCTTGCGGTGTTCAACGCGACGACCCTGGAGCAGGTAGGAAGCACTTCGACGATTGCGCACGGCGACCAGAATTCAAGTGAGTTTTTCTTTGGGCGAACGGATGGGCACGGCGACGGTCCATCGCGGCATATCCATTGGGACGATTTAGTAATCGACTGGACGACGGCATCATTCCCCTTGATGCCGTCCAACAACGTCTATTATGTGCGCCTGGATGGGAGTGATTCGAACAACGGGCATACCAACACGGCTGGCGGTGCGTTCCAAACGATCATCAAGGCAGCGGCGACGGCGGGGCCTGGGGACGTGGTGCGGATGCAGGCGGGGGCTTACGCGCATCGGGTCACGAACACGGTCGACGGATTGTCAGGCGCGCGCATTGCATTTGTGGCGGACGGTGGGGTTACGAATCGGGGTTGGTTCATCAACGGGGCGGACAATATCGACATCGTTGGAAACGTGGTGAGCCAGGAAGCGGAAGTGGGCACGCTCGGATACGACGGCTACAGGATCACTCAGGCGAGCAACGTGCGGCTTTTGGGAGGGTCAAATTCGACGGGGCGGATTCAGTTTACCGACTCCGAGAATATCGAGTTTGACCGGGGGACGAATGTGATCGTGCGTGGGTTGACTATGATTTACCCTGATTATGACGTGGAGCCAGACATGGACCTGGCCAATATCGCTTCGACGTTCGCGCAGCATTCGACGCGGATTTATATTGAATACAATCAATTGAGTTTGAGCGGTGATTATGTGTTGCCAGCGGGCGCTGAATGGTATGTTAGGAACAACCGGATCGGGCCGGACAACGGATCGGCGGTGCCGCACATCGACGGAATCCAGCCGAACAATGCGACGAGCAACAGCGTTTTTGAGATGACGTTGAGTTATGAGAATCAGTCGAGCCACAACCATCTGTTTTTGAATCAGTTGGAGGCGAGCGACGGCTGGATAATTCGAGGCAGTTTAACGGTGCGGTCGAAGGGGTATCTGGACTTTTCGCAGGCGGACAAGCATCACCTATATCACAACACGTTCGTTTCGAATTTTGCGTATTACTCATCCTCCGTTCAGGTGTTTGAAAATGTCGGGAGCGGGACGAGCATCGACAACCTTTCTCGGAACAACATCTGGTATCGGTCGGTGAACCCGTCATCGACGACGCTCTATCAGTCGAGCCTGGCGATAGATGACGATTTCGAGGTGTTCATTGGGATCGGGGACCAGGGGCAAGCGAACGACCTGACGACGGACCCGCTGTTTATCAGCATGGGCGGGGATGATTATAGATTGGGGCCGAGTTCGACATCAATTGATTCGGCGGGGGCAATTACGCTGGCAAACGGGGCATCGGGTGGGTCTTCTACATCGTTGACGATGGATCACCCGGCGTTCATGCCAGGGGATTGGATTTCAGTTGGTGGGACGGTGGTGAAAATCAGTTCGGCGAATTTCCTGACGACGAATTACACGCTGGCGACGGCTATTTCGTGGAGTGACAACGCAGAGATACGATGGGTGACGCCGCAAGGGGTGACAATAAACGACCGCGGGGCACTGGAGACGGGAGCGGACGCGAGCACGCGGGCGGCTACGCTGACGGTCAGCGGCAACACAAACACGGTTGCGGTCGGTTTCCCGTGGAGGTTGATTGAAGTTTACGAGGACGGGATTCCGCAAGCGGACATTGTTGCGCCGGATACGGCGAGTTACACGAAGCAATTCGGCGGGGCGGTGATAATGATAGTGCGGCCGTTCTTCGTCAGTCAGCCGAATGAATCACTAGGCGTGCTGGCGACTGGCGTGCTGGCGACCGGCAATACAACTGTAACGGTAAGCGGACCAGGGAAAAGCTTCGCGAAGCCAGTTTATGGCAATTAGAACGACAGATGAATTGGTGCAAGGAATCATCGAAGTTGATTCTAACATTGTGTTGGATCCTTTCATGACCGCTGCCAATGCTCTGATCAACACAATTGCCACTGATTCAGGTCATTCTGAAGAAGGACTACAACTCATCGAGACATGGCTGGCTGCTCACTTCTACGCTATGCGGGATCCGCGTTCGGTGCAGGAGGCTGCGGGTGATGTGCAAGTCACGTATCAAAGCAAGGTGGATCTCAATCTCTCAACATCTCATTACGGTCAAATGGCCATGGTCCTCGACACCAGCGGTCTTCTTCGGCAGTTGAATAAAGGACCTGGAAATATTAAAACAATTTCTGTAACATGGGTGGGTAAAGAAGACCACCGAGGAAATATAGAAAGCGACTAATCTATGGCATCCACAATATATCCACAGGGTCTCAAGGTCTTTCTTGAGACGGTTCGTCACCTTGAAGAAGCGGGTATGAAGGTGGTGTTGGTCAAAGGCACTTACACCTACGATGTCGTCCACGACTTCTACGATGACATTTCGGCTTTCCTGGTTGCCGGAACCGCTGCCATTGCACTCACCAATCCTTTGGTGACTGTCGCGAGCAATGTGCTGAAGTTTGATGCTGACGATACTGGATTGACTTGGGTCGATGTCACGGATGCAAATGACGTTGGAGGGGCCATTGTGTTCAACGACACGGGCAACGTGGCGACCAGTCCAGTAATTGCCTTTCTTGATGCTGCTGACTTGCAGACAAACGGGTCGGACATCACTCTGACCTTTAACGCATCTGGTATTCTTACGATTGCCTGTTAATTATGCTGGCCAACGATTCAATTTTAGTCACGCCTGGTAGTGGTGCCACCGTCGCCACCCATCTGGTTAGTGGAAAAGAATACCCTGTCCACATTGAAGCACGCCACAGTGGTCATCTAATTGGTTCAGAACCTCTTTATTGCTACAACATTCCTTCGCAAGTCCATGTAAATACTGCCAACACTGTTCACTGGGATTTGTTCAATGCTCATGCCTCCTTGATTGTGAGGGTGGTGAGTATTATTCAGATTCCCAATGTTACTACGGGGGTGACTGGTATTGTATTTGATTGGCTGTTGGAACGAAGTTCTGCTGTAGGGACAGGTGGGACAGTTATTACTGCCTGGGAGCCTGATGAAAACGACACAGACATTGATGCAGCTGTTACATGCCGTTCCAAACCTAGTGGTGGTGCCACTCAATCGACAGACTTGCGAAACTATTCGCTGTCCTCAGAAGAGACAAACGCTGCGACTATTATGGTGGCTGCATTGGGCGGATTGGAATTGATACCACCCGCCTTACAAATGATCAATGGAGGCAAGGGGATCACCTTACGCCAGAATAAAGGTCTTCGTTGTGTGCAGGTGACTCAGTCGGCCGCTGGGAATACTGGCTGGTTGATAACCATCATGGTTGAATGAGCCTCATCCTTTTATTTGCAGCCTCCACAGATCAGATCCTCATACCTGACACAGCAACAGCCACAGGTGCCGCTCATAATCCAACTATTGTCGGAGATGGTTCTGCCGATTTTGCACCAGCTACCGCAACAGCCACAGGTGCCGCTTGGAACCCAACTGTTTCAGGAGAAGGTGGTGTTAATTTTGGACCAGCTACTGCCACTGCGACAGGACAAGCACATGACCCGACAATCTCACCAACGGGTGATGCTGTTTTTGCTCCAACCACGGCAACTGCTACTGGACAAGCTTCAGATGGGTCCTTTACCGCATCGGGTGAGGCTCCCTTTGCGCCGGCCACGGCATTGGCCACAGGAACCGCTCACACAGCCTCCATAGATGCCACAGGATCGATTGATTTTGCTCCCACGACTGCGACTTCCACCGGGGCAGCCCACGGCCCCACAATCGAAGCCACGGGCGATACTGTGCTGGTCCCTGCCACTGCGACTGCGATTGGTGCTGCTCACAATCCTGCTATCTCAATAGAAGGAGGTCCTCAGACTTTTCCAGTCGGTGTTGCTACCTCGACCGCTTCGGCCCTTAATCCTGCCATTACTGGCAGTGGCACCGCCACGTTCGCTGTCTCCCTGGCAACGGCTGGCGGTGTATCCTTCGATCCAATCTTCGAAACAGGATCGGTGGAATTTCCAGTTGGTTTAGCAACAGCTATTGGGCAAGCGATGGATTCGATCCTGGATGGATCAGGGGGGGTCGTGTTTGCTGTCACCACTGCCGGTGCCACGGCTCAGGCTTTTGACCCTGACATTCAATTGGTTGAAATGCTGTCCTTGTCCGTCGAGACTGCTATTGCGTCAGCCGTGGCCCATGATTGCAGTGTATTCTTTACTGGATATATTCTTAGACCTATTTCAATAGGATTTGTTCCAATATTTTCATTTTCTAAAAAGCGATTGATCACAGCTCGTAAATTCAAAAGACGGCCACTTTTATGACACCCCCAAGCGATTTATGGACACCAACAAGAGAATGGGAGGGAGCAGACGCTTTCCTAATTGGAGGAGGGCCTTCACTCAAAAACTTCGACTTTTCCTTATTGGAGGGGAAGAACGTGATTGGCTGCAACGACGCTTATCATCTCGGCCCAACTATCGTCAGCATTTGCGTATTTGGTGATCAGAAGTGGTGGCAGCGGAACAAGTGGAAATTGGAAACATTTCCCAATCGCATTGTCACGAACAGTCCTTCTCTTCTTGCCTACAGGCTGCCGACTAACTTCAGGAAGATGATACGACTCCATACTGGATTCAGCCATGGTGGTGATGCTCTGGCGTGGAACTATTCGACGGGTGCGCTGGCCATCAACCTAGCAGTGATCCTCGGTGCCAAGCGAATCTTCCTGCTCGGGTATGATCTAGGAGTCAAAGGAGCAGAACACCATTGGCATGATCACAATCCTGAACCGATTAAGGAATCTGTCTTCACCAGATTTATTGGAGGATTTCAAACAGTGAAGCAAGCCCTTCCCAAAGAGATTGAGGTTTTCAATGTCACGGATGGATCATCCAACCTGAAGATATTTCCTACCATGGATTTTACCAAATTCATCGGGATGCTTAAAACCAAGGTGGTGAGCGAGGACGAGGAAGAAGAATTAGAGAACACAATACACGGTAAGCAAATTACTCGGAAAGTGGCTCTTAAATCATTAGAGGAAGAACAGGAATCCAATGGGTATAATTCGTAGGATGCGGAAGCAGGAAGCGGTCTGGTGGGAGAGGTCTGCCACCCCTGGTCCGTCTGGGTCCTACACCTTTGGCAACCCAGTGGAAATCAAATGCCGATGGGTCGATCAAGTGGCAGAGTTTGTCAATGCTCAAGGCCAGGAACAAACTTCCAAATCTAAAGTTTATGTTGACCGGGAGATGAAACCGGGCGATTGGCTGAGATTAGGTGAAATGGAATCCGATATGACGAACGACCCTTTCGAGCACGAAGGTGCTTATGAGATCCAAAGGTTTGATCGAACACCAAACTTGCGTGCGACTGAATTTCTTTTGACAGCTTATTTGTAATGGCGGTAATCAGACATCTTGAAGGATTGGACAATGTCTTAAAAAATCTAAGACGTGAGAAGAAGTCCATGGGGGACCGTGTCTCATTGGGTTTGAAAGCTGCTGGATTATTCCTGCAAAGAGAAAGTCAGAAGGTGGTCCCGGTTGAAGATGGCAACCTGAAAGCATCTGCTTTCACCCGTGCTGAAGGTCAAGGCTATGACACGAATGTGAGTGTCGGCTACACTGCCAACTATGCTCTTTACGTCCACGAAGCTGTTGGCATGGTTTTGAAGGGTCAGCCTCGACCGAGTGGGAAGGGGAATTACTGGGATCCAGCGGGACGGGGGCAGGCCAAATTCCTTGAGGAGCCTTATCGACGACTGACACCTGAACTTAAAAAAATTATTCAGAACTACGCCAAGATCAAATGACATTAGGAGGGACATCATTAGGAGCAGGGACCCTCGGAGGTTCTATTTGGGGTGTGCCTCTTTCGTCAGTTGGGAAGTCAACCCAGCTCTTGTGGGCGATTCAGGCGGTAGTCGGTCGTTCGGTACAACTCGTTTGGGGGGTGGAAGCAGTATCAATTCAACCACCTTCGGTAATTTTTTATCACCTCTTCGATGAAGGTCAGATGGATATTTTGCAGGGGTATCAATTGTTCTATTCTTTTCTGCCCGACGACCCTGACAATGCCATCGCCATCTTCGATACGTCTGGAAGGCTTGACGGAAGACTCATGAGGACAGGTGAGCAGATCGAGCATTACGGTATTCAAATCCAGGTTAGAGGAAGAGATTATGTAGAGGCTTGGAGACTAGCCAACACGATTGCCACCTACCTTGATTCGCTGAGGAAAGAAGTAGTTGTAACTGAGGCAGGTGACGCCTATATTCTCCATAACGTATCAAGAAGTGGTGCAGTGATCCCGATTGGGGTCGAGACGGTGAATACCCGTTTGCGTCGTCTCTTTTCAATAAACATGACTGTGACATTGTCTAGAGAAAATTAGAGAAAAAGGAAAACTATGGCCTACAATGAACGACTGGATGACGGGTTCTCAACCTACTTCACCCTATCAAACATCCCCAACGTAAAAATTTACGAGAAGGAAATCACTCCTCCTGGCATCACTGCCGGGGGTCCCATCGACACGACCACGATGCGGAACATCACATGGCGAACCATGAAGCCTCGTGCGTTGAAGTCGCTTACGCAGGGCTCAGCGAGTGTTGCCTTCGCCACGGAATCGATCCCAATCATCATGGGTCAGATCAGGGTCAATCAACAAGTCACCGTCACTTTCCCCGACCAGTCCACGCTGACCTTCTGGGGATGGTTGGAAGAATTCACCATTTCCGCCTTGGTGGAAGGAGAGCAGCCCACTGCAACCATTACCATCCAACCGAGCAATATGAACAACAGCGATGTCGAGGTAGCGCCTGTCTACACACCTCCTGCTGATTCATCTAATGGCTAAACGGTTTTTGATTTATGTCTGAAACTATTAAACTAAACCTGAGGAAGAACAGCGTTCCCATTGAATTGGAAGGTGCTGAAGGTGAAACCCCCATCAAGTTGGTCATGCACGAGATGACCGCAGCAAAGCGTGACGCTTACCTTGATACTTTGTCGTCACGCACCCGTTACGATGCCAACGGGAAAGCAGCGGGGGTGAAAAAGTTTGATGGAATGCAGGCTGACCTTCTCGTGGCTTGCATTGTCAAGGAAGACGGCAGTCCCATAACCATCAAAGAAATTCAGAATTGGCCTTCCTCGGTGGTCTCTGAGTTGTATGAAAACGCTCAGGAATTGAATCACCTCGGAGTCGATAAGAAGGAACAGTCGGAAAAAAACGACTGACGGGTGAGAAGATAGCTTGGCATAGGGTTGCTTCTCACCTACATACAACGGTCTGGGAGTTGCAGTGTCGAATAACCTATACCGAGTTTTTGGACTGGCTCAAGTTCCTCGAATGGGAGGAAATGCGACGGACCAAGTTCGATTGGTATCTTGCTCAACTCACCTCTGCCGTTGTCCAACCCAACCTGAAGAAAGGCAAGCACGCCACCATCAAGGATTTCTTAATTGTTTACGAAGAGGAAGTCAAACGCGCTCAGAAGTCCAAAGCATCCTGGTTGTCTCTTGTCGGAATAGACCCAAAGAAAAACTAATATGGCGAGGATAGGCGCGACAGCAATGATGGGGGCGGGTTCACTCGGGACCCTCTTTGTCCGCTTGACTGCCGATTCGATGGGGCTGGTAAGGGGGCTGGAACAGGCTGAGAGAAGACTTTCTTCCAGTAGCGCCATTATGGTCAGGCAGGCTGCCATGATCGCCACAGGGGTCACTGCTTCCCTGAGTATCATTGGTATTGCTGCTGTCAGGGAGTTCGCCAAATTCGACAAAGCCATGACCGAAGCTCTCGCGATTATGGGCGATGTCAGCGAGCAGATGGAACAGCAGATGAAGGACGTAGCCCGATCCATCGCTCGTGAGGGTGTGAAATCTGCGGAGGATTTGGCTCACTCCTATTTCTTTTTAGCCTCTGCCGGCTTTAAGGCTGAAGAAGCCATGGGTGCTCTTCCCACAATGGCCCGCTTCGCCACTGCCGGCAACTTTGATTTGGGAAAAGCAACCAACCTGTTGGTCGATGCTCAATCTGCTTTGGGTCTCAGGACAAAGGATGTGACCCAGAACCTTGAGAACATGACTCGGGTTTCGGACGTTCTCACCAAAGCGAATATTATATCGACAGCACAGGTAGAAGAATTCAGTGAAGCTTTGACCAACAAAGCAGCTAATGCAGCACGGCTGGCAGGCAAGGATGTTGAGGAGGTCACAGCAGTTTTGGCTGCGTTCGCTAATCAAGGCATCAAAGGACGTGCGGCAGGTGAGGCTTTCTCGATTATGATGCGGGATTTGCAGACACGAGCACTCACGGCTGCGAACACTTTTAAGAAATTTAACGTAGCTGTGTTTGATCAGCATGGAAAGATAAGGAACATAGCTGATATTATTGAAGACCTAGAAAAGACCATGAGGGGGGCAACGGACGAAGAAGAACGCGCCATTCTCAAAAAGATGCAGTTCCAAGATCGATCCGTAGCCAATATCCAAGCGTTGTTGGGGCTCTCTGAAAAGATTCGTGAATATGAAAAAGCTTTGAGGTCTGCTGGTGGTGTCACTCAGGACGTTTCTGAGAAACAACTCACTTCTTTCACAGCGCAACTCACAATAACTTCTAATTTAATCAAAGACCTTCTCATTACTATTGGGGAAGGATTGGAACCCAGTCTCACCTTGCTGAATGAAGCCTTGCAGGGGACCCTTCAAACTCTCACTGCCATGAACAAACCTATCAAAGCGATAGGTGACTACATCGGCAAGGTTTTGATTGTGGCGATAGTGGGGATGTTGGAGATCCTCAAAAAGGCCATCGAAGGAATGGTTCCTCTGGCAGTTGCGGTCAATGAGATCATCATCAAGATCAACAAGGGGATTGGTGCTGTTCGAGAGACGGCCGGTAAAGTTCCAATCAAATCAGGATTTACTGATTTCCTGGAGAAGCTTGAGGACATCGACACAATCAACATTGTAGAACTTGCGAAGTCACTGGATGTTGGAATTGAACTTGTCAAGAAAGCCCAAGCTCGGATAGCGGTAGGTTTTGTTGAGGATGCTCTCAAGCCAAATGAGCAGATGATCACTCGGTTGTGGGGTGATCCTGAATGGCTGTCTGCTGTTAATAAAACGATTAACGCAGTCAACCAACTAAACGGAGCAGCCAAGAAGGTGAATGAAACGGTGGGTGAGGGCACCAAGCACATGAGGAGTCAGGCTGATCAAATTGAAAAAGTTCTGGATATGATGGGGATGCCCGAAGGATTCAGATCATCAGCCCCTTCTGCACAGGAACTCCTTGACGCATTAAATGAGCAGGGTGATGCGGGCACAGTCAAAGCCAAAGATGCCGAGAGGATGCTTAGGGAGGCCGGGATGCTGGGTAGCGGGGGTGCGTTTGGAACGCGCACTCAGGCCCAGGAACTTCAGGACGAGATTGAAGCCCAGCAGAACAAGCTGAAGGTTTTAGAAAAGTTTTACGAGAGGAGATTTGATCTGGAAACCAGTCTGCAAAACAGGATTGAAGAATCCATTGCTGCTCACAACCAGCGTGTCAGGGACCTTCAACGGGCTCAGAATTTGTTGGTTGTTCGAGCCGGTCAGGAGATGTTCGATGCTTTGTCGGAAGCGGCAGAGGGGTATGCAGGCAAACAATCTGGTCTCTATAAGACCATGTTCGCTGTGTCCAAGGCGTTTGCTATCGCTGAATCCATTATTAAAATACAACAGGGTATTGCAGGGGCACTTGCCAGTGGTGCCACCTGGCAGGAAAAGTTAATTGCTGCTGCTTCAGTAGCATCGGCTGCTGCCAACATTATGTCCACCATTCGGACGACTCACCTTGAAATTGCCGGTGAGCGTGCTCAAGGCGGTTCAGTTGGAATGGGACGGCCTTATTTGGTGGGTGAACGAGGACCTGAAATTTTCACTCCGGGAAGAAGTGGCGGCATCACACCAAATGACATGATTGGTGGTCTCAATGTGAATATCTACAACAACACCGATAATCGTGTCGAGGTCAAGCAGACTGAAAGTGGCGTGGATATATTTGTGGACAAGGTCGAAAAGGAACTCGCTTCCAGGACTCGTGACGGCAGGGGTAATTTCACACGAGCATTGGAACAGACTTATGCTTTGAAGAGAGGTCGTGGATGACGCTAACCATCAACAATGAGTGGCCAGCCGAACTCCCGTTGCCTCTGATTGACTATTCAGGAACTCCCCGGAATGGGACCATTCGAAGCCCGGATGAGACCCCCATTGCTGTCTACCGTCAAAGGTTCACCCGATCCTACAATACGCTCAATGTGGGGTGGTGTTTCACTGAGGAACAGTTTGACCGATTTCAGAATTTTGTCCTTTACGACTTGGGGAATGGAACTGCTCAGTTCAAACTGGAATTGAAATTTCCAAAGAACTCAGCCTTGACTGAGTGGGCGGTAAGATTTGAAGCGTCTTACGAAGCTGAACATGATGACGGTGTTTGGAAGACTACCGCAGCTCTTGAACTTGTAAATCCAATCATTTTTTAGGTATGGATGCCAAATTGTGCGATATGCCACTGGTGCCGGAGCCGGTGCTGCCGGGATCGTCAAATGGTTCTTCAAATAATTTATGAAAACAAAAAACACAGTGGCGGTAATGCTGCTCATATTCTGTGCAGCATCGGTGATAGCCCAAACCACAACCAACATCCCCCCGGCAGATAACCCCGTCGTGGATGCAAACGATCAGACCATCCGAGCCTTCCTGACAAAATATTCCCTTGTGAAGTTACTCATCGTTCCTTTCGTCACCATTCTGGTGATGGCTGTGCGAAGGTGGATTGGATACATCCCGGATCAGGTGTGGCCCTGGGCGACTCCCATCATCGGTGCCCTTTTGGACTATGCGGGATCGAAAGCTGGGTTCTGGACGGACAATGTCACAGTAGGAGCAGCAATGGGCGGTCTTGCCACTTGGTTCCACCAAATAGGTGCTCAAACGCGAGAAGTCACCAAAAAAGGTTTCACCTACAGCAAGTCGTCTAAACCGGGAGACGAAGAAAATAAATCCAAAAAGTAGGTGCCGCTGTTACTGGCATTCTAAAGTGGTTTTTGCAATAACATGAACAATGCATCTCTAAGTCCGTTTGGGGTTGCGTTGATTGCCTTTGCCTCTTCAATGCTGGCAATCGTGATTCCACTCTGGTTTTCCAGTCGTCGCAAAACCAAAGACAACGAGGAGGCTCGACTGGCTAAACAAGAGGATTGGAAACGCCAGGACCAGGTTGCCAGCCAGGCGGCCGAGGCTGCTAAATTGCTTTTGGATCGACAGGAATTGGATTCGCTGAAGACCGCCGAAGCCGCGAGGCTGTTGTTGGCAGCGAATGAACGGGTCGCGAAAAGTTCAGGCGAGATGAATAAAAAAATGGATGTCATTCACACGCTGGTGAACAGCAAGATGACCGAGGAAATGCAAGGACGATTGGAAGAGACGCAGCGCAGCCTTGCCAGTCTGGAAGAAATAGTCAGCTTAAAGGAAGCTGCCGGCCGCGCCCCTTCTCCTGAAGCACTGGGCATGATCAAAAATACGAAAGAACGAATCACGGAACTGAAGGCAAGGTTGCATGATCGATTTGAACAACAAAAGAAGATCGACGAACGCACGGCAAAGGATTGAGATAAAGGTTGCGCTAACTACCATCTGGTTGTAAACACATACAATGAAACGAAGCGTTCTGTCTCTCATCGGACTCCTCCTTCTCGCAAGTTGCGCCGGCCCTTCAAAGGAGACCACGAACGTTCCGGTGGCTGTGACCAACGCTCCTCCGGTTTCAGCGACGACGAATGACCCGCCTCCACCTCCCCTTAGAACGGTTTCTCCTCCTTAAAGGGTATGGCTATTCTAGAAGCTGACATTCTTTACAAACTCAGTATCAAAACCGGGTCGGCTGGCAATTCAGCGGCACAACCGGATCCGAACGCTTCGCTTGGTAAATACATCTCTACCACTCAATTGGTCAGTGCCGTCATCTCCAACTTGTTCGACACTGTCACCGGGGACGAGAACACGGCGAGTGATGTTGAATATCGTTGCATCTTTGTTCACAACTCCCATGCAACCTTGACCCTGATTTCTCCAGTGGTTTGGATTTCTGCCGACATCGCCGGTGGTGCTGCTCTGGCTATTGGGGTTGATCCGACTGCGGCGAGTTTGATAGGCGCTGCTGGTGCCCAGGCAGTTGAGATCGCCAATGAAGGAGCAGCACCAGGTGGCGTAACTTTTTCGGCTCCTGTCACCAAAGGAACAGGACTCTCACTTGGAGACATTCTCCCAGGACGCTGCAAAGCATTTTGGTTCAGGCGCAGTGCCGCCAACACAGGCGCAGTGGCCAGTGATGGAGGAACTTTTAGGGTTGAAGGTGACACTGAGGCTTAACCATGTTCTCAAATGATTTCCGAGGTTGCAGGACGAAGAGCCACCGGACGTGGTGTTGGAACAGTCTTCACAACACCTTTTCCCGGTAATGTAACTTCTGGAAATCTTCTAATAGTTTCTGGCTCGATTGCTAGAAACTTTTCATCTGGAGCTCTACCGACTGTTACCGTAACTGATTCCAGAGGGACATCATACACCGTTGTGATGGGAACACCCACGTTGTTTGGGATTGTCGGTCGAAACACCTTCATTGCTTATGGACTGGCTCCTTCTTCTGGGGCGAATACGGTCACTATCACTCTCAGTGTATCGGCAACCATATCTTATGCGATAGACGAATTCACAGGCACTCATGCCACGGTCCCTTTGCACGTAGCTGCTGCCAGCACCGGGACTTCCAATACCCCATCAGTCAATGTCTTTTCCAGTGTAGCCGATGTGATGTTCGTTGGGGTCATGACACATAGTAATGATACCGCACCAATAACTCCTGTTTTTGATCATACTCAAATAGGAGAGTGGGAAACGAACTCGATAGCCAATGACTCGGATTCGGCTTACAATGCTCTATATCGGGTGGTTACCGGGTTCGGTAGTTTTACGACATCATGGACGACTGCTTTTGTTTCTTGGACCGTATTGGTCATAGCGTTCAAACCCCCCACGCCAATCACCCCTGAGCGAACCGCAGTGGGGAAATCGGCATCCGTTCTTTGGAAGATAAGGAACACAATTGGAAGCTCAGCGATGATCTTGTGGACGGTTGAGGTTCTTGAATGGCCTGACATACCCGTCCCGCTTCGTTCCCATCGTCGATCTGCTGATTTGCAAAATCTCACGACTGAAATGGAAACAGGTCACTTGCGGAAGAGGCGGCAGTTCGAGGACCATCGTGAGCTTTGGGAGGTCGGTTGGAATTTCACTGAAGATAAGTTTGAAACCTTTAAGACTTTCTTTGATGTAACTCTTAAAAATGGTTCAGTGAGATTTCATATTGAACTGTTTGGATTGGACAGGATCGCTGAGTTTTTTGAGCCTTATAACTTAAGTCGCAGTGACAATCTTTACAGCGTGGGTGCCACTCTGTTGGTCCATAGATTCAGTCCTTTGCAGATCGGAAGTTTGATGATTTGGTTGGACGGTCAGTCGATTACTTCGATTGACGCAGCAGCGGTTTCTTCGTGGCAGGACCAAAGCGGGAAGGGGAATCACGCCACACAAGAGACCGCCGATAACCGTCCCACTATTCGCAAGCGAGTCCTTAATAACAAATCAGTGGTCAGGTTTGATGGGACTAATGACTTTTTGATCCTGCCAAACACTCTGGCAGCTTTGACTGAAGGAGAGATGTTTATAGTTTTGAAAGCTGTCAATGACCCCGGCACTGATTTTGTTTCATCCCCATGGCACTTTGGCACTAATCCATCCACGTTCTATCCTTATTCCGATGGGATTATTTATGACGATTTTGGAACAACGACTCGCAAGACAACAGTAAACCCATCCTTGAATCTGTCCTCTTTCCGTCTCTACAATGTGAATTCAAAATCAGGTGAGTGGACCAGTCGGCTAAACGGAACGCAGCTCTTCACCACAGAGGTGAACACTGTTGCCTTCCCAACCAACCCGGCTCTTGGCACGGGTAACAATGGAACAGGACAGTTGTTCAGTGGTGACATTGCTGAAGTCATCGTTTTTGGAAGAAGTTTAACCTCGATTGAGAGAGGATACGTGCAGGACTATCTCAATACCAAATACAATTTATTCTAATATGGCAAACCCCTCGTTATCTGAAGCCATTAAGGAAGCTTACGTTGTCTGTCCAACGAACAAAGCAGTTTACGACACCATTGAGATTCGTCAGGTCGGTGTGCAAAGCCCAATTTATTTAGTGAAATCCAGAGTTGGATTGATCGCCAACGACGAGGATGGGATTGAGAGGACCTTTCGGCCATCTGGTTTTCAGTTCTCACTCCCCCCTGAGAATGAGGAAGGCTTCAGAAGTCTGAACATTGCCATTGACAACATTGGTCGTGAAGTCAGTGATTTTATCGAAGCAGCCAAATCGTCACGGGTGCCAGTTGAAGTTATTTACCGTCCTTATGTGAGTGATGATTTGTCGGTCCCGCACATGAATCCTCCCTTGGTGCTCTACTTGAAAGATATTCAAATTACCACTTTGCAAGTTACTGGAAGAGCCACCTTCCTTGATATTGTGAACAAGAAGTTTCCGTCTGAATACTACACACACGGTCGATTCCCAGCCATAGGATAATGCACTGGGCAACACCATACATCGGCATTCCTTACAAAGCGGGAGGACGGGAAAAAGACGGTCTCGATTGCTGGGGTCTGGTGCGTCTCGTTTATCGGGAGGAATTTGGAATTGATCTTCCGCTGGTTCAGGGTGCCCTCTCACGCGAGACTTTGCTTGAGTGCAAACAAGGGTGGTTTGACATACCAGAACCGATTGAATACTGCGGGATCGAGATGACACAGAGATCGGTGGGCCACCACGCCGGCCTTTGGACGGAAGCAGACGGTGGTAAGATTATCCACTGCTGGGAAGGAACTCCAGTAGCAGCCGACACCCTGAAAACATTGCGATTCAAAGGCTTTCGTGTTATCAGATTCATCAGGTATGGCATTCATCCTTGAAGTCCCAAATCCTTTTCCTCCATTTGCTGGAATGCAGAAGCATCAGCACCCCGGAGGCATCACGATTCGTCAATGGCTTAAGCGAGTTAAAGGAGAAGATTTTTCTGAGTTCGAACAACCTACTATCTGCCTGGTAAACGGGAATCCGATCTGGCGTCGAGACTTCGACAACATCATTCAACCTAATGATTTAATTCACTTCGTGGCAGCAATGGGAACGGGGGCACAGATTTTAATTGCTGTTCTCTTAATCGCTTCAGTAGCTTTGACTTTGGTGGTTGGTCCTCCCACCACTCCCGGTGAAGAACCAAACAGTGATCCTTTCTTCTCTGCCAAAGGCAGGTTCAACGACACTCGACTGGGTGAGCCCATCGAAGTCAACTATGGGAGGAACAGGATATATCCGTCTTTGGCTGCTCGTCCCTTCTTCCAATATCAGGGGGATGATCAGTTTCAACATTCTCTGTTCTGCATCGGGCAAGGGACTTATGATGTGGAGGCTGTTCAGATCGGTGACTCAGCATTGGATGATTTTCAGGAAGCAGATTACGAAATCATAGAACCTGGTGGTTCTGTTACTTTATTCAGAGCTGATGTCGTAACCTCCATCGAGGTCGCAAGTCAAACCCTGCTGGCACCCAACGAGGAAGGTTTTGATTATGTAGGTCCTTTTCCAGTGAGTCCGGGAGGGACCACCGTGGATAGAATTGAAATCGATATAGTCTTTCCCAAGGGGCTCTACCTTTTGGTTGAAGGTAATTTGTATCGTGATAACATCATCGTCGAGTTTGAACATAGGCTGATTGATAATTTAGGAAATCCATTAGGAAACTGGACGGTCCTGTTCAATCGAACAGTTCGGGCAAAAACCACTTCCCCTTTCAGACGGTCCATCGCAAGGGTGGTTCTTGAAGGTCGCTACGAAGTTCGAGGGCGTCGTTTGAGCCCCAATGAGAATACCGGGTATCACATTATTGGCAGTGTGCAGTGGGAGGCGATGAGGGGTTTCGTTGTCCATGTGGATTCTGCTATCGACTATGGCAATGTGACTTTGCTGGCAGTTCGTATCCGATCTACCAACAACCTCAACAGTAGTTCCCAGGACAAATTCAATGTTATAGCCACTCGAAAACTCCCCATCCGGTATTCTGGAGCGGGGTTCACCGAGCCCGTTGCCACTCGATCAATCGTTTGGGCTTTTGTAGATGTCTTCAGAGCCACTTACGGAGCCAGAATCACAGATGAAGCTTTTTATGATTGGGGGGCTCTTGAAACGCTGGATGCTTTATATGAATCAAGGGGTGAACACTTTGACTGGTCGTTCCGAGATCCCATTACTGTCTGGGAGGCAGCCAAAGCCATTGCAAGAGTCGGTCGAGCTGTTCCTCTGATCACTGGATCATTAATCACGATGAAGCGGGATGGTCCTTTGACTGTTCCCGTAGCCCTCTTCAATACTGATAACATTGTTAAGGGCAGTCTGCAAACAGAAGTCAAACTCTGGGAACCTGACGATTTCGATTCTGTTCGAGTCGAATACACGGATCCTGATACGGGCTATGAGCAGGAACAAATCAAGTGCACCCTGCCGGGTGATTTAGGTAATAACCCTGAAGATATTCGAATACCTGGAATTCAGGATCGGACCCACGCCTACCATGAAGGACTTTATCTGGCAGCTATACGTCGATACCTGCGGGAGAACATCACCTTCGCTACTGGGATGGAGGGTTTCATTCCCAGCTATGGGGATCTCGTTGTTATTTCTCATGACGTGATGCGTTGGGGTCAGTCGGGTTACATTCTCACGGTCGAGGACATGAGTGGTTCCAATGTGTTTCTTTTGCACGTCTCAGAACCTTTACGATTTGAAACTGTCGGGATTTACCAAATATATTTACGATCCAAGTCCAGTGATTTGCTTGGACCGCTCACGGCTACAGCGACGACTGATCCTAGAATCATTCGGGTGGTCATGGACGACAGCGAAGTGGATTTTCTGTTGGGGGGTGAGACTGAACCCATGTTGTTTGTCTTTGGATTGATTGGACAGATTACCAAGTTTGGTCGTCTGGTTAAGATTGAGCCTCAGGGAGGTGAACTCATCCGAATGACCTTGGTTAATGAAGAAGCCTTGATTCATTCTTTTGATGAATTAGAAGCTCCTGAATTGAATGAGGTTACTCTCCCACCCGAGGTGCCTGAACTACCCTCGATCTCCTCACTGACTCTGGCTCAGTTGGATGGGCAGATTCCCATCATCAGTGCTTCGTGGCCGGCTGTGTTTGGTGCTCAATACTATGTTGTTCAGTTTTCAACCAGTGAGCAGACGGATTCGAATGATGATGAGGATGTAATTTGGGAAGAAGCCGGGACCACGACTCGCGCCTCCATACAGATACAGGTTTCAATTGGGATCATCCAGGTTCGCGTGGCTGCGGTGGGTAGTGCTGGTCAAGGTCCCTGGATCTATGGAACGATTGAAGTGGGCATGGTTGCCGAATTGGTTCAGCACATCCCATGGATGGCTCTGGACTGGGGTGTTCGCTGGCGATCAAGAACCGATCTGCGCGGGTGGGTAGTAAGGGTTTATGACAACAGTGATCCCGAATCTCCCGTGCTCAAAAGGACCTTACAGAAAGCCCCATCTCAAAGTGAATATGAATACGACTATGACATGGCTTCGGCTGATGGGAACCTGGTTCGTGATCATCTGGTGGAAGTCGATGCCTTGGTGCTGAATCCACTTACGAATACCATCGGTCCTCTTGGATTTGAAAGGTCATTGGCATTGCATAATGAGGTTCCAGCACACCCTGTTCACCTCGATCACCAAATCCTTTTTGATGAGAGTGGGGCAATTGGATATGTCTACCATTTGACCTGGGTCACGCCAGCAGAAGCGGATTTGATCACAGTGAAGGTCTGGATGTCCGAATCCTTTGTTTTCGATCCTGAGGCTCCTCCTGTTCCTCAATACGAATTTACGGCTGGGACCCCCGGATTCGCTGGTCTTCCTGAAGAAGTTTATTTGGATGTGATTCCTGCTGGGAATGGCAGCGTCCCACAAAAGATTTGGAGAGTGGCTTTGTTCGATGTTTGGGGGAATGAAATCGAAACGAACATCACTGATCCTCTTGCTGATGGTGGGGTCATTCCTCAAGTTTACGCTACTCCAACCGGACTGGCTATTATCACTAACATTCCTGATCTTGTAATTGTCATAGATTTTACTGACAACACCTTTGGTGGAGCTGCCCATGAGGTTTGGCGGAAAGTGGGAGCGGGGGCTTATTCCCTTGAAGCAACCCTTCCTCAAACCATTGTCGAGTATGAGGACCATGGTGTTACTTCAGGAGTGACTTACGCTTATAAAGTAAGAGCTATCAATCCCGCTGGATCGGAATTGGGTTTCTCAATGTTTTCCAATGAAGATTCAGCGGTCAATTAAGATAATATGAGTATGAAAAAATTAGCATTGTTATTCGTCGCAGCCGCAATCCTGATCGTGCAGGCTGCTCCCATCAAATCCAACCGCTCGCCTCACAAGAGAACGCAGACGGTTCAAACCCAAACAGTCATTCAGTTGACCTTTGTGAATGACACCCCGTTCAACGTCTCGGCGCAATACGGATTGGAATTTGTCATCCCTCCGGGGATCAACAAGTATCAATTCCTTTTCAATCCGAATACGATTTTGGTGTTTGGAATCTTTCAGGGAGATGACAAACCCCACTACGGTTACGGATCAATTTATCCAGATCAGATGACAGGGAACAACCAGGTGGTTGTTTATCATAGTGGGACTGACAGTTATCACATCCAATTTGATAACTACTTCAACGCACCGTTTGAAGTGCTGCCTTAAATTTCAATAATCTTTCCAGTGGCCAGATTGTTATTGTGTGTAACAAAGATAATTTGCAGGCCCATATCTTTGGACAACTGCTCCAGCATCGACCGCACGTTGTCCTGATAGTGTGCGCTCACAAACTTAAAGGGCTCATCCATCACCACCACCTTGCTTAGGCGAGGTCGGTGCAGGACTAGACAAGCAATCCTCAGTGCAAAGGCTGCTACATCGACCACCCCCCCTCCAGAAGCGGTTAGAGGATCGACATTGAGATCACCACGAAGGAATCGGAGGTGGGCTTCGGTGCGTCCTCGCTTGCGTTCAAACTCGATGTGGAACTGGTAGGGATCGTCTTCGAATACGGTGCTCAGACAGGACGACACCACCTCTGAAATCTTCTTGTGGGCTCGCTGCTGGACTGCCTGGGCCAAGTGCTGGAGGATCTCTTGAGCGTCCTGGGTCCGCTTGAGGGTATTCTCAGCCTTGATCAATTCCTTCTCCTCCCTTTTTATGGATTCTTTCAGAGAGTTGAGTCGGAAGGACAACTCGTGGATGTATGAATCTTCGAAGGCAAAGTCGATCATATCCGCACTGTCATGTTTTGAGAGGCATCCTCGATTCCCTGGGTGCTACGAATCATCGGTTTTCCATTTCTTTTCGTATTCCCGCATCGCCTTATCGAATTCCTTCTCAGCTTTGTCTTTTTTCGACTGCAAGTCTTCGAGCAGTGCCTTTGCTTCCTTAAGGGTCTTGCAGTCGTATTCATTCTTGAGTTGAATAATGAGCTGCTCGTAGGCACCTTTCGCCCGCTGTGCTTCGGACTTGGCTGAGTCAACATCCTTCTTCAGTCGGCGATACAGTTCTTCTGAAACTATTTCTGACATATTTTAATAATGTCTTCCAATGTTGTTACGAGAATCCAAACACGCTTCCTTAGGACGTTCCGTTCCGTCTCAACTTCTTTGTGGTGACGGACAAACTCTTGGAAGTTGTCAAGCAAGTCATCGGACATCGTGCTTTTGCCGTCGTTGAATTCGTTCTTAATTCCTGATTCAATAGCTGCTAGGGTTTGTTTCAACCTCGAAACTCTGTCAGCTTCAGTGGCGTCTTCCTGAATCCGTTTTATTAGTTGTTCGACATCATGTCCAGGTGGTTGAGACCCGTCTGATCCCGGAGGTCGCCAACCCAACATCGAGTTGGCGACAGTCTCTCCAACTTCATTCAACCATTCGGCAGCGGGCTTCATATTTTCCTAAAACATCTTTGGAATTCCTCATCAGGCATGAGGGTTGTTTGCAAACTGTCCACGGCACAGATGGCCCACTCACCCGTTCTGGCTTTCACACCCGAGGCCGCTCTCCACACATCTTTATCTTCAGTCGGTGTGAAGATATTCGCGACCCACTTCGGGATGTATTCCGCTTCAGGATCAAACTGCCACGCTGCCACGTTGATGTGAGTGCCAAAAGTTGCTTGGTGGGTAGCAATCATCGTTCTATTATTAGATTTACAACAATCAATGTTATAAAACAGCCAATAAACATTCCAAATACCAAATCACTCATGTTTTGAACCCCGGTGGCTGTTTCGGTTCCTGGATCAGTTCCAGCTCAAAGTCGGAATGCCACTTTTCACCTAAATCATGAGCCCATGTGACTAAATAAAAAGTCGTGCCCCTGCGAATGCAGATCCCAGTGATGATCCCTTGCTGGTCACCGACAGCAAATTTCACCTTCTGTCCGATTGAAAAGTTAATCAGTTGCTTCCAGACTTCTTCAGTCATAGTGGTTGATACTTAAAAGTCAAAGTTGCTGGAACTAAATCTGGTGTGACTTGTTTATGGTAGACGTGCAAAAGGGTGGGATACCTCTCACCTATATGCCCTATGTCAAACATGAAAGGAAGCCCATGCGAGCCAATGCTGACATAGACTTTCATCTTCCTTACCCGTTTAGCTTTGTTCTTCATTTTATCGCCTCCAATATTATCTGTTTTGTTTCCTCGTCCATGTCGGCTTTGCGCAGATGGTTTTCCACTGCCTCACGGAAGTTCAGCCCGTGCTCGCCCAGTTCTTGAAGTTGCTCAATAAAGGCTTGCATATCAATAGGCACGTTCTTGCGTTCCTCTGGCTTCTCGTGGAACACATCCCCTGAAGTGTCCAGCTCTTTCCTTTTAATGGAACCATCACTGTAGATAAATCCAACAGAAGGTTTATATTTGATTTCATCAGACTTGCGTCGAATAAAAGTCCCACAGTTCAGAACAGTCGTCCCTGTCTTAAGGTTTTTTAAGAAGCCTTCATGGTTGTCCCCAAACACCGCAACACCATAATCTTTCAGAGGCTTCATAAATTCGACTAGGTGTGCTTCTGCTGGCGCACCAGGATAGCCAGATTTTACTGTCCAACAGTATTGGTGAATGAGGGCAATCTGAGGAGCATTTTTCCGACGTGCTCGGGGTGGTGTGATCTTTTCGTTCCAACCAAAGCCATAAACAGACATTTCATGCACTGTAAACGGACAATTAGGAGTCAGGTTTAGGATCCTACCTGTTTCCACCAGCACACCGTAACCGCTGCGGTGCATATGGTCCATCCGATGGTTTGGAAGGTCATGCTGTCCAGCCACACAGAGGCACCTTTCAGGGAGGTGTTCCAAGGCAAAGTTAATTAGTTCTGGTGGTGGATTCCACTTATCAAAAATATCACCAGCAATCAGGACAGGGAATTTGGGATGCGGGCAAAGATCCCTTACCTGTTGCAGGTATCCAGCCTGCACGTCCAACCAGTCCTTGTCAGCACGGCAAGCGGGAGCAGTCAAAGACAGGTGCAAGTCCGCTATTGCTATTGCTATAGGAGACGGTGCTTTCACGACCTCGACCTCGACCCTGACCCTGACCACGACCCTGACCTCGACCCTGACCTCGACCATGACCTCGACTTCGACCTCGACCCTGACCTCGACTTCGACCACGACCCTGACCTCGACCATGACCCTGACTTCGACCCCGACTTCGACTTCGACCTCAACCCCGACCATTCAAACCCAATTTGTAGAATAACAGCGTTCATCTATTTCTGAGAGCGGGGGAGTTTACAATCAAAGATAACAGCATCAATTATTGAATCACGCCCAATCACGACTTTACTGTCGTCAGGATATGGCTCGACTTCATTGAACTTGCCTTCGGACACTGCTTGGGCAAAACGCCCGTCATCGGCAATCCACGCAGCATCTTCAAGGACGAGTTCCTGCGGATAGACTGCAACCAGTCTTCCTGTGAAGTGGTGTGTCACCGTCCGAATGAAGTAGCCCTTTCCGATTTGATAAGGATGACTTGAAGTTGACTGGTTTTGATTCCCAAACAAGGCAGCGATTTCCCGTGCTTCTTTGATTGTTAGTTCTTCGACGTTCTTCATACTTTTATTATCTAATTGGGTTGTGACATAAAGGACAGAGTTTTCCCTTCGTGTTTTTCTCAAACATTTTCTCAGCATGTTCCAGCGCAGTGCCAGCAGTTTCAATTCGTGTGAATCGTTCACTCGCTTGTTCAATGATCTGTTCCAGCCCTTCAATTTGCAGATCGAGATCGTGCCAAATGTTAAACGATTTTTCTACTGAGGAGAAATCTGGCGGAGGTCGAGAAGCCTTTTCCCGCTCACTGAGATCGATGAGAACTGACTCAAGAGCAGTCGTGGCCTGTTGAGTATCAAGGGCGAGTCGTAGTCGAGTGAGAACATCCTCGCCATCTGCGCCCTTCTCTCCCAGTAGACTCGCTTGCTGACGAAGCTGATTTGCGTTCCTTCCGAGTGTGACCAGTTGATTGCAAGTTTCTTCGGCATTTAGAAATCTTTCGTTCGCTGCCTTTAATTTTTTAAACTCTTCGATCCGATCCTGCTGTGGCTTCAGTTGCTCGTATTCCTTCTTTACCTCTTCGAGACGTTCATGGCAAAGGGTCTTTCTTTCCTGGGCTTGTCGGACGGCCGAGGAAATATTCGAGAGAGTTGTATCGATGACGGAGAGATCCACCACGGCATTGAGACGACGCGAGACTTCGCCGGCTGTTTCGTTAAACCAAAAAGGAGAGTCGTGCTGGGACTGGAAATTGATTTCGTTGACGTTGAGCAGTTTGACGATGTCTTGTGGCACCCCTTGCCCGAATGCTTTGAGTTCCTCTCCGTTCAGTTCGTAGGTGTTGAGACCCGAGGTCCCTTTGATACGGGTGATGTCGTGGGAAAGATGATTGTCTCCAGTCTCCTTGGCAGTTTGGCAGACAGTCAGAATGACTTTCGTTTTCTTGGCACCCTCCCGAATGAATTCGTCGCCTCCGAGATCGTTCAAACACACCCAGCGAAGTGCCCGCAGGATCGAAGACTTGCCTGCATCGGTGGGACCCTTCAGACTGGTAATCGTTTTGGAGAAATCGATGGTGATCTCCTCGTGCCCTTGGAAATCAACCAGTTTTATCGCGACCAATCGCATTGCCCTTATTATCTCGAAATCATGGGCAAATCACATCATAAAAGAAATTCAAAGAAAGTTCTTGCACTCTCTGAATAAATTAGTAAAGTTGTGGACATGAAGAAAAACCAAATAATGAAAAACCAAACCAAACCAAAGCACCCCTTATCGGACATCAACCCCGGAGGGTTGATAATGGTCAATCCGTGGATGGCAATTCCATCCGACGAGGCAGAAGCCAACGTGAAGGCTGCTCAAGACGCTGGCGACATGGAGGTGATCGCTCTGTCCTATGAGACCATTGCTGCCGCTCCTGATCTGTTCAAAGAACTTGATGCAATTCTAGCAGCACTGGAAGCTGGCGAAACAGTTACAATCGAACCCGGCAGTGTCAAAGCACATGCAATCGGAACAGCAGTTGGAAAAGCCAACGGGACTGTCACCACCCTCACGCAACTCAACAAAACAAAGTAATGGACCGAGATAAATTACTCAAAACCGTCCGTGAACTATTCAAGGACAAACCGTCCATCATCGTTCGTGAGCAGGCATTCCTTGGATCGGGTGGTGCTCGCAGTGACTTTGAATCACTTGTTGTGCCCCCGAGTCACATCGTTGTGGTTGTTGAAGACCACCCCGATCTTGCGACAGCCACAGGTTGGGTTTCGTTACAATTGTCTAAGAGCAAAATCCCATTCAAACAAACCTACGAACACGGGTGGATTGTGTTCGTCTTAACTTAAACTTGCACCGATCAAATAAACACTTAGAGTAACCACGTTCGAAAAACCATAGGAAAGTAATAAAACATATGAACCGAAAAATGCCGATTGATCCCAACGAAGTGTTCCCCCAGGTCGAAAACATGCTCTACTCCCTCGCGTGGAGCACAGCCAAAAAGTATCCAGTCACTTTTGAAGAAGCGAGGTCCGAGGCTTACTTCGCCTTCATGAAAGCCTGCACGGAATACAGCAGGGCCAAATCCAAAGGCGGGAAGTTCTCTTCCTGGTGCTACTTCAAAACCTGGACCCATTTGAAGACGTGGATCACCAAGCGAAC